ACTTAGTAGTAACAAGACTGTATTTTTTAGATCAATTTACGGTGACCCGTTGTGCCATCCAGATATTGATCAAATACTCAACATTATAGCTAGCAAATCTTGCGATGTTTTCTTTTTTAGTTTTCTGAACGTAGATAATAAAATTATAGAAAAAATTAACAAGATACCAAATGTACATGTATACTGTATAATAGATGGTTACAAAAACTATGGCAGAACTATACTCAATTCAAACAAAACTCAAGTTTTTAAAAATGTTAGCAACTTATCTAATGTAACACTAGAATATAGAATTTATAAACATAATGTAAGAGATATAAAACTACTAGAAAAAAAGTTTCCAAATGCAATAATAAACCTATTGCCCGGTATCAATCTAGTTAGAGATTTTTCAACAGTTGTTGATGAAAATAGAAATTGGTTATATGATGTATTTCCTATAGTTGACGCAGATGAAAGTTTACACGATCCAAGCCTAAATAAAACCATTGATGGCTACAAGATTTTAGCAAACTACTTAGTAGATGTTGAAGGCGGTGTTAGCATATTAGATCAACCTGCGTTGTCTAAATTTATTAGAAAAAATAAAACATTCCAGTATGATATGAATGCTGTGAGCGTAACAGGGCATATTTTTACCAGTACTGAACTGATGTCAGTTTTTAGCAATGCACTATGTAAAGATTGGAAAATTACAGATTTCTTAAACTCGTATCAGGTAGAAGTTAACACAACTCTACTAAAAATTTTAGAAGACGGTTTAAAGAGTTTTAGTGATAGCGATATCTGAAATGTTATTGCAAAAGTCGTAGGGGCATTCAGTTTCCGTTGAAGGTAGAGCCCAGCTATCTAAATTAGATATATTGCCAAAGTGCTTGGCGCCGCACCAGCTACTATAGATATCTCCAGTAGCATCAATATTGATACTTTCAAACCCTAAGTGACAGCGCATGCCCTTAAACTTGTTTAATCCTTCATTTACAATCTGATGGCTTTGTACGTACTTAGCAGTCCCATCATCAAATAAAAATTCAGTCATCCAGGCAGTAGGATCGGGTGCCGGCTGTTGTTCTGCGTTAGGATCTGGCGGCGGTGCAGGTCTAGGCTTTATACCAGGTCTACGTAGGACTTCTTGTTCTAAGTCAGTGTAAGGCCAATATGTTTCTTGTTTGCTGTTGCGTCCAAGCAATTTTGCATACATTGTTTTAACGCAGATGCTTACATTATCGTACCTATTTCTATCGCAGTCTAGAAATAAATTACGCAATTCCTCAACATCCTGACCTAGCTGTTCTACCTGACCCGCTATACCAGCTATGTTAATATCGATTGTAACATCATGTTTAATTTCGTTGATTACGTTAACAAGGTGTTCTTTGCTCATGCTCTGTGGGTGCCATGTAATAACAACACCATCTAGGTATTCCTTGGCTTTGCTCCACCAGTTTATGGTTCTACTAGCATTAGTGAAAACGCAACTATGTGTATTGTACTCTGCAATCTTACGTATAATATCTTCAAAGCCACGCATAACTGTAACTTCGCCACCGATTATCTCAAAGTCAACTCGTTTGCCTATGGAATTGTAGTGAGAACAGATGCGGTCAACAGTATTTAAATATGCGTCTAGTGGCAACCAAGGCTTTGTGCTGTCATGCAATATTGGAGGGCAATATTCACATTCAAAGTTACATTGGTTACCCATGTTCCATTGAACACGTAGATTATCCATCGGGCCTCTAGCGTGTGGACCACGGACGGATACTAGTCTCGACATTATTTTCCTATAGAGACATCAATTGAGCCAGTAGTAACTTGGTGACCACAACTGGCTGCACTAATAGTTTGAACTGTTACCGGTGTATTATTAAACTTTACAGAAGCACTACCAGTAGCAATGGTTGCCGCAGTATGAGGTGCTTCACCGTGTGGACCTACAGCATCTCCTAATAAACTTGCAGGAAGATTGTTTACCCGTACATTAGGCGAGCCCGGGCCGTTAATGACCCCAGCCGATGCTAAATCCACAGTTACTTTTGCTATGCCTGGCATATATTTATTTATGCTTCTTCAACTGCTTCTTCTTGGTCTGCTTCAGCTAGTTCACGTTTGATTTCTTCTTCTGCGCGAATCATGTCCAAGTAATCGTTAGCACTAGTTTCAATAGTTTTCATTACTGTTAACAATTGGTCAGCTTGCATGAAAACTGTTTCAGTGTCGGCTGTTAGTGCAAATGGAACTAGAGCAACGTCTTGCCCAGCAATAACAACAATCTTTGGATTCTTAACAGTGAGAACTGTCTTTTCGTCGTCTACACCCATTAGAGTGCCAATAAACTCTTCGCCTTTTTGTGTCTTTAGTGTTACTACTTTTCCAAGTAGATCATTAATGTAATACATGTGTGTTTCCTGTGTTATAGTGATCCCAGTGATCCAATATCTAAACCTTCGTTTAACTTTTGACGAATCCCATCTGAACCTAATTTACTTAGCCCTGCGTAACCGCCTTCAACAAACAATTCAGAACCCTTGTAGATCTGCGGCATTGTCTTGTGCCCAGAATTAATAACAAAATCGCGTGCCTCGGGTACTTCTTCAATGTTTACTTCGGTGTACTCGATACCTGCACCGTTGAGCAAGCTCTTTGCCATAAGGCAATAACTGCAATTATTCTTTGTATATACTGTTAAACTCATAGTGATAAACCTGCAAATGTATTTTCTGTAATGTCTTGCTTTGTGCCACCAATAACATAGCTACTGATTTCTGTTTCCTGTGGCGCTACTTGTACTTCGCCGCCGCTGATCCATTTCTGCGTCCACGGTAATGGATTTGTAGCAGATGTCTTATAAGGTGCTTCAATACCAACGGAACGCATACGCTTGGCAGCAATCCATTCAACATATTGTTTTAGTAGTTCGGCATTGAGGCCAATCATTGAACCATCGCGGAACAAATAATCCGCCCATGCTTTTTCTTGTTGGACAGCATCCATGAACATTTCCAAGCAAGCGCCCTTGGTCTCTTCGGCAATCTTAGCGAAGTCTGGGTCATCTTGCGGCAATACCTTTAGCATATGCTGTGTGCTAGCAAGGTGTACGTTTTCATCTCGAGCAATTAGCTTGATGATCTTAGCGTTACCTTCCATTTTCTTTAGTTCAGCAAATGCCCAGCTACAAGCAAAGCTAACATAGAATCGGACACCTTCTAGAATATTAACACTTACTAAGCAAAGCCATAGTTGCTTCTTCAGATCATAAAGATCAACGACTACCTTCTTGCCATTGACTGTATGCTCGCCTTCGCCCAGAAGATTATACCATGCTGCCATTTCAATTAGCTTATCGTAGTTCTTGCTGATACTATCAGCACAGTTAACGATTTCTTTCATATCCATCATCTCATCAAACACCTTGCTTGGATCAGCATAGATGTTACGAATGATGTGTGTATAACTACGACTGTGAATAGTTTCGCTGAATGCCCATGTTTCAATCCATGTTTCAACTTCTGGTAAACTAACAATAGGCAAGAACGCTACGTTAGGACTACGACCTTGTACACTGTCTAGCAGAATCTGGCGCTTTAGGTTACTGGTAAAGATGTGCTGTTCATGATCAGTTAGATCCTTGAAATCTTTTGAATCACGCAGAATATCTACTTCTTCCGGTCTCCAGAAGAAGCCCAGTTGCTTGTCAGTTAGTTTGTCAAACTGGCGATATTTTAGAACGTCGTAGCGTTGCATAGTTACACCGCCACTGGTGTCTAAGAACATTGTAGCAGTAGTGTGATCCTTTCGGTTCGTTGGATCAAAAACGGAATAAGTCATAAATCTCGCCTCGGTTAAATTTTACAGCTATCGCAATCATCGTCCCCACCGCTAGTGCTATCGAGGATTTCTGGTTGAGAAACTGAAGTAGATATTTTTTCAACATCAACTTCTCCTTGCCCATCAAATGTGTTGTTATAATAAAGTTGCTTTCCACCATACTTATAGAACATAATAATATGTTGCAATAGCACACTCATCGGAATCTTTTCGTCATCAAAGAACTGTGGGTTATAGCTTGTATTAACGCTAATGCCTTGATCAATGTATTTTTGTAGAACAGCACAAATCTTCAAATATCCTTCAGGACTCTTTTGATCCCAAAGTAGATCATACTTGTTCTTAAGTCTACGATATTCAGGTACTACTTGTTTAAGCACACCATCTTTACTCTGCTTAACGCTAACATAGCTACGTGGTGGTTCAATACCGTTAGTGCTGTTACTGATCTGTGCAGAAGTTTCTGCTGGCATCAATGCCATTAGTGTGCTGTTACGTACACCATACTGCGCTAGATCCTTGCGTAGAGTTTTCCAATCCATGCGTTCCTTGTGCTTGACTAGTTCGTCTACTTCACGCTTGTAAGTCATGTTAGGTGTAATGCCGTCACCATACTTGGTTTCATTGCTCTTAGGGCATGCACCTTTTTCCTGTGCTAGCTTTACGCTAGCCTTGATTAGGTAGTAACTCCATGCTTCAGCCCACTCGTCAACTAGTTCTAAATTTGGATTCTGATAGTTAGTATCATTTTTAGCAAGCCAGTAAGCAAAGTTAATAATGCCAACTCCTAGAGGGCGGCGATTCATTGTGCTTAATTGTGCGGCAAGAATAGGATAGCTTTGATAGTCAAGTAGTTGATCTAATGCACGTACTGCTAGCTCGCAAGGCTTCTCAAAGTCTGCTGGAGTCTTAATGTTGC